ACTATGTTTAATTTTCAATATTCGCCACGTTTTATGCTGGAGGCGAACAAAAAATATATAGGATCTTGTACTGGAATGCTTAAGTTTACATCTTCTGACGGAAATAGTGATGTTGCTATCAATGGTGTGAAAGAGACCGACGATTTCCCGACATCTGGACGTTTGTTTACAGTATCGGAGGTAGAGGTGAAAACTAGCGATATGTCTACTCCCAGCGATTTAACCGGTTTGGTGTCATTTAGCAATAAAGGTAAAATAATAACCGGGTATATAAAGCAGATGTCATTGAATGTCGCAAAGGAGAAGGCCGCTACATATACGCTGATCGTAAAAGAAGTGAAGAGTTAGAACAATAAGAGGATTGTTAAAGTGCCTTCTGTTGCTTATATGCAATAAAAAGGAAAATCTTTTGCTATTTTTGAGATTATTGGTATATTTGCAGTGAAGTGTCATGTGGCACTGTTACCCACTTAAGAACGAAAAGACCGTATGATTAAAATAGGAGACATCTGTCCATTGTTCTTTAATCCTATAAAGAATAAATTCCAACAGGACATAGACTATATTCAACGTTTTCATACTAATGATAACGTTCTGATTCAAATCTTTTCAAATGATTCTTCCCATACTGTAAGGGCATATCTTAGAAATTTGATAGTCGGGACTCAAAGTAGTATCAGCCTATTAGAATATGAAGTCAATGATAGTACTAAGATGTACTATTCTAATATAACCGGGTTATCGGATTCGGTTTACAAAATAGAAGTTGTGGATGCATCCGGAGATTTCTATGTCTTAAGCGAGCCTTTTGCCGTTTGCTCTGATAGCCTGATGCTTGAAGAAACATCTCTTATTTCTTACTCTCATAAGGATAATAATTCTCCGTTTGATAACATTTTCTGGATCGATGATGCACAACAGGTATTTAATTTCAGGCTGGAAGCCGGTTTTAAACCGGGAGGATTTTCGCCTAAGATAGAAAATGAGCAATTTAGAAACCAGAAGCAAGAGATAATAGAATTGTACTCTATTCCTTATGATGCCTTTTCCTTGACATGCGGAAATGCATCCGGTATCCCCTATTGGTTCGCGCAGTTTATCAATAAAATCTTATGTGTGTCTGACTTCAGAATTAACGGAAAAGGATATGTACGTTCAGGAAACTCTACTCCTGAGATGTCTCCAGTATCGGAAGACGGACAGATGTTTTCCGTGTCTATTATCTTGGAACCATTGGAAAATGAAATCTCTGGAGTTGGAGGAGTACCCGGAAAATCTTCCGCTATTAATCTTGTCGGATTTAATGTTGACAATCCTAGGAATGGTGAGATGCTTCAGTATGACGAAACGAAAGTTGCTTTTGTTAATACTAACAAAATAGAGGTATGATGAAAAAGAATATATCTAAAATATTATGGCATGGAAATGAGGTGGATGAGAAAGGGACACCTGTATATCCTCCTGCCGCACCTGTTGATCCGGCAGAAGATCGTTCTTTGGAAGGGTTAAATAGAGGTGAGATATATATACATGATGAAGATTCATCTCCGCGAATTGTAGTTCGAACAGATAAGGGAAACGTAAAGGAAATAGGAGGGGGGGCCTCGTTAAGTCAGGATATTAAGGTATCTTCTCCCCAGGTAGGGTATGTAAAGCCGGGAAAGATTCTTCAAAAGGGAATGTCTTACGAAGAAATATTTATTGCAATATTTAGTGGCGTCAATAGCGCTTCCTTGGTTTCCCGTCTCTCAACTCCTAACGACGTAGAGTATGGCACAAGCAAAGGGATGATAACTTATACCTCCAATAAAGGTAGTCAGGGAGCGATCGTAAAGGCGTATTATGACGGAGATGAAGAAAATGTTATGGAATTTTCTCCTGAATCCAATGGCATACAGACGGCAACCAGAATATTAGAAGGGCAATATGTAAAAAACGAAACATATACGGCTACGGTGGTATATTCTGCAAGTGAAGATGGGAAAACTCCGGAAGCAACCTTGACTGATAAGATCAGTGTAAATGTCCGCCGTAAATGGTTTGCCGGTATATGTTCTTCTGTTCCCACCACTTCTGCTGAAGTACGTGCATTAGGAACAAGTGGACTTTATAGCGGCCCAGGCACATATAAGTTCTCTGTAGATAAATGGAAAACGATTGCTGTGTGTATTCCAGCAGATGTGATCAAGGAATTGACATTGACAGCTTACCCGGGTAACTTCATAGAAGATACGGGTATTACTACCGGTCCGGTGGATATTTCCGTAGAAGGAGCCAATGGAAGTGCCGCTATTAGTTATAAGATGTGGGTTATTCAGACACCCGGATTGAATGACCCTGATACTTTCACTTTTAAAACTGCATAAGATTATGGTGAAGATAAACGGAAGTAGTTTTGCATTACAATATAAAAGAACAACGGGAAGACCTATTGATTCCACTGAAACCTTCAAGACATTGGAGGATGCGACATCGTATGCCCGTAATACGGACGCGGAAGAGTATTTCCCGTATGCCGGTCAGATTATTTCTGTCGAAATAGGCGAAGGCGTGTATAAACTGGTGAAGGATGATACTATATCTGAAGAAGACGGTAGAAAGCATTATCGATTATCTCCAATTATTACGGAAGAAGAATCCGGGAACAAATATCTTAGCAAGATAGAGGATGATGAAGCTAGAGGGTTGATAACTTTCCTTGCCGGTATTAATGTTAAGATCAAGGCTGTTATTCAGAAATTGATAGCCGAAGACGCAACTTTCTCAAAGGAAATATCATCAAAAGACTACGTGCAGAATCTCCTAGGCTGGCTGATTACTCCCGAAGGCCATATTGACGCAAAGTCCTTGCGGCTGCGTGATTTCTTGGAAGTACCGGAGTTGCGGTATAACCGTGTGTCTATTGTATCCGGTGAAGAATGGAATGCTCCCGGCGGTGGTATCATTGAATCAGTGGATGCAGCGAACAAGACCGTTCATTTAAAGCTGGAACCCGGGGAGGTATCACAAGTAGAGGTTGATGATATCTGTAAGGGAGTATTCAATAACGATACCGGTTTCCAAACTGCGTATTTTCGGATTACAGAAAAGATAGATAACTCTTCTTTTAAATACGTCCTCCGTAGTGGATATACTTTCAATCCTTGTAAGGCGATGCATTTTGTCGCATACGGTAATTTCACTAACGCTGAGCGCCAAAAGTCATGTTACTCTACACAGAATTACATCCGCTTCCTTAAGGGTGTTAATAACTGGGAAATAACGAAGGACATGATAGCCATGCAGTTAGGCGACTTATCTAACCTGAAGCTGTTTGGCATTGATATGTCCGGTCATAGCGCATATCTCAATAGAGTCTATATGACCGGAACTATCAGGCAGATATCCAGTGACGGTGTGACTGAGGCTCCCATTCCGGTATTCAAGGGTAAATGGAAATCCGACACATACTGGTACTACGATGAAGTGACTCATAACGGCAGTACATGGATTTGCATTGAGTCCACGACTACGCAGGAACCGTCAGATTCTTCTACGGACTGGTTGAAATCTATATCTAAAGGGGATACAGGCTCACAAGGAGCGCCCGGAAAGGACGGAATACCCGGGAAAGATGGTGCTGACGGAAAAACTTCATATTTTCATATCAAGTATTCTCCCGTCCAGAATCCTACGGCTTCTCAAATGACTGATACTCCCAATAAATATATTGGTACTTATGTTGACTTTGTTCAAGCAAGTAGCAGCGATCCTTCTAAGTATACATGGGCTAAATTTGAAGGAGGTGATGGCATACCTGGTACAAATGGAGAAAATGGGAAGACCAGCTACCTTCACATCAAATACTCTGATGACGGGAAAACCTTCACCGCTAATAATGGTGAGACTCCCGGTGTATACATGGGTGTATATGTAGATTTTGTACAGGCAGATAGCAATGTGTTTGCCGATTATACTTGGTCTAAAATCAAGGGCGAAGCAGGAAAAGACGGTAAAGGTGTACAGAGCGTTGATGTTCTTTATTATCTTTCCAGTTCTTCAACCTCCCTTTCCGGTGGTTCATGGTCTACGAACTCACCAACTTGGGTAGATGGGAAATACATTTGGAGTAAAACCAAAGTGGTCTATACAGACGGTTCGTCTATTGAAACCAATCCGGCTTGTATCACCGGAGGTAAAGGCAGTACTGGAGATAATGGTAGGGGAGTATCAAGCATTGTCGAAGAATATTATCTATCTACTTCTTCTAATTCCTTGGTTGGTGGCTCTTGGAGTACAACACCTCCGACATGGGAAAATGGGAAATATATTTGGACTAGGTCAGTAATAACATATACAGATAGCGCATCAACGACAACCGATCCGATATGTGTGACGGGTGGTAAGGGGGCTACGGGAATTGGCGTTAAGAGTGTTTCCGAGCAATACTACCTATCTACATCATATAGTACCACTACGGGTGGTTCATGGTCTACTACTGTTCCGGCATGGAAGGACGGTAAATATATCTGGACACGTTCCATTATAACTTATACAGACAATTCTTATACGGAAACTAACCCCGTATGTGTGACAGGCGGAAAGGGGCCTAGCGGGAACGATGGCGTAGGGATAAGTGCTGTTGATGTCTTATACTACCTTTCGACTTCTTCCAGTTCCTTAGTTGGTGGTTCTTGGTCTAGCACTTCTCCCACGTGGCAAAACGGCAAATACTTATGGTCTAAGACCAAGGTCACTTATACGGACAATTCTACATGGGAAAGCGATCCGGTTTGTATTACTGGAAGCCAAGGAAAGACTGGATTACCCGGTGCAATGCTCCGCCCGCGTGGAGTATGGGCAGCAAATACAGAGTATTATCATAATGATGCATTTATAGATACTGTAATCTATAACGGCCAGAACAAACTCTGTAAGATTACTCATACATCTACTTCTTCTTTCGATTCAACGAAGTGGGAAGAATTCAGTGAATTTGTGAACGTAGCTACCAACGTCCTTTTGGCGCAGAACGCAACTATTGATGTCCTCGGTACTTCGGGGATATTTGTGGGTAATCTGGAGAAGACAGAGGGTTGGTTAATGACTGAAGGCTCCATCAAGCATAATCAGACAGGTGTTGAGTTAACTGCTGACGGAAAAATATCTCTTCCTGAAAGTGGGGGAATGACCGTAGGCGGAAAGACTTTCATAGAAGCCGGGAAGATAAAGACGGAGTTTATTAACGTTGATACTCTTGAAGTGACAAAATTAAAAGGGGCAACGGGTACTTTCAAAGAATTACAAGCTATTGATAATGCAGGCAAGATGCAAGGCAAGATTTCTTTTAATACAGAAGGCTCTGGAGATAATGTTTCCTCTTCGTTTAATATTGATTTTTCAAAAACTTGGATTTCTGGGGATTTATACCAACAAGGGTACAATTCTGAGGAAGGTCGCTCATGGAGATTTTACACATCTGACTTGTGGTGCAGAGGGGAGTTCGGGCATAGAGTAATGACTACAATTAAAGTTTTTGCCAATAATGATTGGAATTTTTATGTTCACATCTATGGTTATGGATCAGATAATAATGTAGATAGATATCCTCAATCGGGACAACCTATAGATTGCATTGTTATGGAAGGAAATGGAAATTATGTTTTGCGTATTTGCGATTCTGCAACATTCAAGAAAGTGACGGTTGTTAATAGCTCTGATTATCCTAAAAGAGTGGTATATAATCAGCCTAGTTCTCTAACTTATACTATTGAACCTTGGAAGTTCGTAACATTTGTGACAGCTGATATTGCTAAGACTTCCCCACCATATTACGTTAATAACCTGTTTATTAAATAATTGTAACAATGAAAATAGATTTTAGAAAAATTGAACTAGTGGATCTCGAAGGGAATAAGAGTACCATCGATGTATCTAAAACATTTGGAAATGCGATTTTTCAGACTACAGGTGATCTTGGAGAATTTAATCTTGCACAAGATATACACCGGGAAGGAGAAGTTGATATATCGCCTGAACAAGCGGAATCTCTAAAAAAGTATACACAGCTATTTACTCGTGTAATTGATCGAATGGCTGTCAACGAAGCTCTTTCAAAAGTAAATCAATAACTTAAAAAACAGATAAACCTATGATTTTACTAGTATTAATGTCATTCATCCTCATCGCCGGGTATGTCTTCGCGATGATAAAGAAGGGTAAAGAAATCCCTTATTCAATCAGTGATACCTACTACGCCCTGACGCATAAGTTCTGGTTTACTCTTTGCATGGTCGGTTCCGGTGCATTGCTTCTTCCGGCTGCATTGGAAGCCAGTTCCGAGAACAGCCAGTTTCTTGTATTCCTTTCTGTTGTCGGAATGGGAGTGTTGGGTGTGTCTCCCAACTTTAAAGGAAGCCAGAAGGTATCACATTGTATCGGTGCCGCCATGTCTTTAATCTTCTCCCAAATATGGGTAGGTTGTAATGCCTGGTATTGGCTTTTTCTATGGGTGGGATTTATTGCATATCTGGCTATTGCGATAAGTGAGAACTGGACGGGTAACTTCATTGCGACTCTTGTCAAAAGGAAACCTATGTTCTGGATAGAGGTAATTTCGTTGTTAACCGTTTATCTGACTTGTCTAATATGAAAGAAGCGATAATCCATACCACTACTGGCAGTTTCGCCGCAATAGCCGGAGCGTTTGTTGCCGAATCATTGCAAAATATGATTCCATGGCTGATTGTTACGTGTGCGGTAATTCTCTGTGATCTCCTGTTCGGAGTAAGGAAAAGCATGCTAATGGGTGATAAAGTAAGATTCTCTCGCGCAATTCGTGCGACCATGGGAAAAATGGTCACTTACTTTGCTTTCGTATGCATGGTCTGTATGATTAGCGTAGCGAGTCATAATGAATATCCTATTGATGTGTACTCCTGCTTATTGGTATGCTTTATAGAGGGATGCTCAATCGTTGGGAATATACTGAAGCCAAAGGGGATTAACATCAATCTTATCGGGGCTTTGGGTGTGTTTGGTAAGAAGGTGTTTAAGGTTGATAAGGAGGATGTGAAGGAAATTATAGAAAAGGAGGAAGTGGATGAATTGGGTAAATAGAATCGAGACATTAATCAGTAAATCTCTATCCAAGATAGGATTAGACGGCATGGCTCACATTATAGTGTGCCAGAACTTGATAATATGGCTATCAAAGTTTTTTGGAATTGTGCCACTATGGGAAGCAATCATTATAACCATAGCAATCTTCATCTTGAAGGAGATATACGATAAGTATTGTAAGAAAACAGAGTTCTCAATTAAAGACATCATCTGTGATTGCGTGGGTCTGGCGTTGGGAGTATTAACATTGATATTATAGGAGGAAAGAAATATGGCAGATGTAAAAGAATTGGCACCGTTCATCTTAAAATGGGAAGGTGGTTTCGTAAATGATCCTGATGATTTAGGAGGAGCTACCAATATGGGAGTAACAATCTCCACCTATGAGGCTTATTGCAAGAAAAAAGGCTATCCAAAACCAACAATAGAAAGGTTGAAGAATCTCTCTAAGGAGGAATGGACAGAGATCATGAAAACAATGTATTGGGACCGTTGGAAGGCTGACGAGATAAAATCTCAATCAGTTGCTAATATTCTCGTTGATTGGGTGTGGGCCTCTGGTATTCATGGTATCAAGATCCCGCAGGAATTGGTCGGCGTAATTCCTGACGGTATTGTCGGACCAAAAACCATTTCGGCAGTTAATTCTAAGAATCCACGCGAGTTATTTGATCGGATCAAGATTGCTCGTTTTGATTTTATAGAGGACATCTGCCGGAAACGTCCTGCAAACAACAAGTTCAAACGAGGGTGGTTGAATAGAATTAACGATATCAAATTTGAATCATAATAATAGGAGGAACAATCATGGCATTAACAGATATAACCTTTGCTAAAGACGAACGTAATTATATAAGTGATACTGTACAAGTAAATTCGGCAGAAATAGGATTGCAGATCACATTTGAAAAAGGAGGTAAGCTTTGGGTGTATATAAGCTATGACGGAGAAAATTTCTCTGTTGTAGAGAGCAGAAATTACGATAAGAAGTTCGCCCGTCCGATTGTCGGAATAATCCCCGGACAATACATCAAGATTGAATGTGAGACGCAGCCGGTCAAGGCTCAATATTTTGAATCAGAAGAGTAATGGGAGCGATAGGATTAAATCCGATTAGGCTTGATGCGATAGGGCTTGATCCTATCCGCTTCAATGCGATTAAGTTGGGAGTTCCGGGAGCTTCTTCCGTTACCGACCGTCCCTACATCTCTCCCGATGTATTGTCTTCCTTGGCAGGTGTATGGATAGCTGACGGCAAGAGCAATACTGATCCCGACCGCAATATCATCAAGAACAAACTTCCTGGCAGGGGAGGTGATTTTGAGATACTTAATGCTGCGTATGAGGGTATGTCAGGTTGTAATGGTTATCCAGTAGTGTTCGGTGATAATAAGACTTGGGAACATCTTTCAGGTACAGCAAATTATACTTCTGATACTACTAGTACTACGATTCATATAACTCATGTCAGACTTGCAAATAGAGGTCTGTTATATAGTTATGTGAAAGAAAATGGAGTGCTAACTAATATAAAAGAAATACCCGCTTTTAGAGTTACTGTTAAAGGTCTTGAAGGAAATAGTAAATTTGTTTACAAATATTTAGCTACGAAAGATGCAACAAGGGAAACATCAATATTTTTAAGTAATGGTACTCATAAATTAGCTAAATCGTTTGTTCCAACAGACGCATTATTAGATTCAACTACTAATGTTTGGATAGGAATGTTTATTAGTCCTATATCAGAGGAAGTTACAGAATTCGATTGTGATATAACTATTGAAGTTCTTCCAGAATATGAAGGCGCCTTTGTTACTGACGGAGTCGACGACATGATTGTCAGTCAGAATCCTGTATCCGAGATGCTGGGCGGAAGCAATGAGTTAACGGTGGTGTCCATGATGTGTCAAATTAGTGATACATCCGATCCTGTTAATAGAAATAACTGGTTATTTACCCCTACTTCTTATTTGGAATCTAAGATAGAAAAAGGGAAACCCGGGAAAACTGGAATATACGGCTATACTTCAACCGATATAAGAAACGGTCAGATATCTAATGTAAACACCATACTGGGAGATAAAAATGATTATATAGCTAACAGTTTGTTAGAGTCTACGGGATTAGATTATTTTTCTGTTGAAGGATTTAATAATCAAGGGATATGGTACACTTCCTCTGTTGCCTGGTACTGGACTTTCATCGCCAAACGAGTATTGACCACTGACGAAATTAATCAAGTAATCGCCTACTTCAACTTGGACAAGTATGTTAAACCTGATATTTACTATGATGTCAAGAAGCAAGGTCTTACTAATGATAATCATACACAGTTTGGCGATAAGTTGATTGATTATAGTGGTAATAGCCGAGACTTGCAGTTGTTCAATATTGGTTGGAATCCGGGAAGTGGGATTGGTAAATATGTTACTAATTTTGGTATTTGGTCAAAAGATGCCGAATCTAAAATAAGCTATAATAGTTATAGTTTTACCGTTAATGGTAGTTTAAAAAGAACTTGGTTAATGTGGTATGTAACTGAATTACCTAGTTTTAAGATAAAAGTATCTGGTATTAATTCTAATGGTTATGTAGACTATGGGTATTACGACAATGGTTCATTAAAAAACTTTCGATTAGATAAGGACGGAATACATACATTACCGCCCTCAGGAGCGAGTAGTAATGGTCACGGGTTTAAAGTTAATGACACTAGCTTAGATTGGACAGGATTAGTTATTGAGCAAATTCCCGACTTCGCAGGTGCTCTTTGCTTTGACGGAGTAGATGACTATGGTCAGTTTGTAGGTGACTTGGGATTGAAGGATTACACTGTGGTTATTGATAGAGCATATCCAATAGTAAGTACTCCTCAGTTTACAGCTACAAGTGATGCTGCTGGTGAAAATGCTAATACTCCCTTCTTAGTAGAACATAGAAGCGTTAACGCAAATGAATCTACCTATTCCTATCTAGCTAATACTGCTATATCTATCAATAAGGAAAGAGAGATTTGTTATCAGTCAACATATCAGTATAAAGATACAGTTATTAATAAAGGTTCTTCTACTAGTTTAGGCACAGGATTAACAATCGCTAGGTATGGTATCAATAACGGTTATTCCGCTTTAGCGCTGTATTCCTTTATGCTTTTTCATTACTCTATGAGTAAATTCTTAATCGAGCGCCAGCTAAAGAAGCACAAACTAGGCACTCTGTATCCGGGCATGGTGGAGTTTAGACCAATAGTGAAGAGCAACATCCCTTATTCGTCGATATCCTACTCGGTTAATCCGGGGGAATACGTTGCTGAGGGTAGTACGGTCACTATCACCATAACATTGTCAAATTCCTCTGATAAGCTGGTCGGTATATCATCTAACGCCATTAGCGACATATCCATATCTGGAGACAACGGTATCTATGAAGTAACCGGAAAGATCACCAAGTCTCCACAGAAGATCAACATAGTTATCTCCAGCTACTTGACAATGTTAGACAACGAGACTTTAATTTCAAATGAAACATTAATTAAAAACGAATAAGTTATGGAAAAGATATTTGACATAGCAAAGGACTCCGAACAAAAGTGGGGAGTCATTGCGCAAGGGATAGATGGGAACTTTGAGGAAATATTTTCAAAGGTAGATAAAATTACTGGTATTGAAGCCCAAGCAATCGACTTGAATTTGTATGATTATCGGAGTGGATTAATTACAAGTAGTGATTTAGTTTTCAGAACTAATGGAAATTATGGATTGACAAAGCACAAGGTTATCCCTGTTGTGGCAGGAAGAAATCTGATGATTACACCGATAGATACGGCTCATGGAGCCTCCGTGTTGCCTGTAAAAGATTGCGATTTCGTATCCGGTTCAATTGTTAATGCTTGTGACGGATATACAAGCATTGAGACTCACTACTTTCCATTTGAGATAGTATTACCTTCTGATTGTAATTACCTATATGTCTATTGCGCTAATTCATCTGGAGTAAGCTATGAACCTACCAATATTGAATACAAATCAGAATTTGGATTAATAAATGGCAAGGTTGATAAACAGCAAGGAATAAACAACGCAGGGAAATTTCTCAGAGTTGGACTAGATGGGCTTGTGACTCTTGACGAAGATATTCAATCCGAAGATATTAAAACTTGCATTCGTAGAAAAGTAAGTAAAAAATTATATCTTGGCGATAACCTTATCAGTTCAATTGTTGGCAATGGAGATAACTGGCAATACACAGAAGGGGTTTATACGCATGCTATAGGCAATACAGATACTCTTATTTTTGATCATGCTACTATTGAGGGTGAAAAATATGTAGCAATATTCAATTATTCTAAAGTCGGCACATACGAAAAGGATGTTTGTGTTAGTATCGGTGAGGGGGGATTATGTGATATCTATAATGGAACGTTAGGTAAATTCTATGTTGGTATGATATCGGACGGTGGTAGTCTTAAAATTACCGCATCATCAGCATATGATGGAAGTGTGTATGGAGTGGAACTTCGTAAAATTGTTTCTGAGGATGAGGCATCAATAGAGGTAGAACTTGATTCTGATAGTAATAAGCACTACGAAAATGTTGAAGGAGGCACAATGACAGATAACATTACAGGCTGGTGGAACATTGCAATAGGTGCAACCGATGCCCTTGCAAAGAACCAGAATGGATCCCGCAACATTGCAATAGGTCAGAGATCGTTAAGTTCCTTAAAATATGGAGCAAGGAATATCGGTATAGGAACATTCCCCCTAACGCGCCTAATTGAGGGAGATAGAAATATAGCAATAGGTTCTGATGCGGCGTGGTATATACCAAAAGGAGAGGATAATGTAGCAATAGGTAAGGCTGCATTGGGAGAGGTTAGAGGGCAAGGAGAACGCAATGTCGCAATTGGGACAAATGCGTTAGGGCAGACAAATAGCAATGATTTCGTCGATAACGTAGCTATAGGGCATAGAACATTAAGTGGTGGTTCTGCACATTTTGCTAAATCAAAATGTGTTGCTGTCGGGGCATCTGCAGGTGTGCGTAATAACACTAAATGTGTCGCTGTCGGGGCTAATGCTGCATTGTATATAGAAGGTGAAGGAAATGTTGCTATAGGAATGGATGCAATGAACAATTATGATGTCGACGGTAAGAATAATATCTGTATAGGACATTTAGCTAAACTGCATTCTAAGAGCACTCCGGCAGTGATAGAAAATTCTATTGCCATAGGGTACAATGTTAAAACATCCGATAGTAATCAGATCATAATAGGTTCATCTTCTCATACAGTAGTTGAGATAGCAGGTAAGAGAATTATCTTCAACGAGGATGGGAGTGTTACTTGGGAGCAAGTATAATTAGTCTGATAGTAATTCAATAGTAAAGTTTATGAAATACACTGTATTCCCAACAATTGACTTGCAAGAGGTCCCTCAGGATGAGATAAACAAGCGTAACCTTGTTCCTCGCAAGAGTGTAAATGAGAGTGAAACCTTGATGAAATGCCAGCACTATGCTGCGTTATTTCCTCATAAGATGATTAGGACTATTGCTGATGACGGAACGGAAGAGTTGTCTTTCCCTTATCCTACCTATGAGGGCGAGGATTTAAATGTATTGTTGTCTAGTCCGGCTTGGACGAGCAAGGAGATCCTATGAAGTCCCTCCCTTGGATATTAGTCTGCCTGCTTATAGGTGTTCTCGTGTGGATGCGTTGTAATCCGCACGAGCCGTCATCGGTTTATATTAAGGGAGATACCGTACATATCCGGGACACAGTAAGAGACACAATCCCTAAGCCGGTAAAAGAAAATATGAAACGTACCGATACGGTATATCTACCTATTCTGATAGATACAACGACTGACAGAATCGTAGAAGGAGATTCTATTCCGGCACTGATACCGATAACAAGCAAGGAGTATAAGACCGATGATTACCGGGCGGTAGTCAGTGGATATAATCCCAGCCTTGATTTTATGGAGGTGTACAGAGACAAGGAAATTATTACTCTTTCACCTTTACAGAAGAAGAAACGCTGGGGATTGGGCTTGCAGGCAGGATATAGTTATCCGGGAGGTTGGTACTTCGGTGCCGGAGTTAGTTATAACTTGTTTATGTGGTAAATTACCGGAACTACTATCTTCACAGACCGTTTCCGGTATGAAAAGTTTAAGTTTTACTTACATAACAATTTCCAATGGAAAAATGTTTTAAAAGAAAGGAGGCTAAAATGATACATTAATTAATACTAAGCACTAAGTTTATCCGGTAAGTAGAAGGCCGGTTATCATAACAAATGTAGCTCTTTTGGGGGTAGAGTAAAAAGAACCCCCGACACATTAAAGTTGACGCCAATCAATACTTTAATACACCAAAGCATACATCGGTTGTGTCAGGGGGTATAATATCCTTAACATTCCGAAGTATGCTTTTGTTCTTTTGGTGTATGTACTGATTGGCAAGGGCAAAAGTACAACAAAAAAATTAATTACCATGTGTAAGTCAGAGATTTTTGCCGAAATATTGAACCTTGTAGGAAAAGAAACTGAAGTTTCCACAGAATTAATCCTTTCATCAAGTAAAGTGACTGAAGTTGTTGATGCCCGCTCCATTGTAGTGTTCTTCCTTACTGAATTCGGTCTGTACCCTGAACAGATCGCCACTTTGCTTCACAAAACATCAGCCAGTGTACGTTACCTGATATCTACTTTTGAGAGTCGAAAAACAACAAATAAAATGATTGCAATATATTTGCAAAATATTCGTAAATCGCTTGAAAATGAGCTCTGATTTACGCAGTTTCTATTATATACTTTTGTGATGCGGTTGATATTGACCGTAATAAAAAAGTATAAATCTCTATGGAAAGAACGTATGTTTTTAACCAAGACGGTGGAGCGGCTTCAGGCAACGGTCTGCTTGCTTCTATTCTTCCGTCTTTGCAAAACAGAGGAATTGATACCGGATACTTGATGGGGCTGCTTGGAGGCGGCAATGGTAACGGTGGTTTCTTTGGTAACAATGGTGGTTTTCAAGACATCATTGCGCTTATTGTGATTGCGGCTATTTTTGGAAATGGCAATTTCGGCTTTGGCGGAAATAACAATCAAGGAGCGAACGAAGGAAGAGAGATGATCATGCAGACACTTAACCGAAACGGTGTCGATATTGCATCACTGGCACAAGCCGTGAACACTTCTTCCGATCAAATCCTTGCCGGTATTAACTCTGTATCCCAGGCAATCTGTGGTCTTGGCAACCAAATGGGACAGAATACCAACAGTATCCTTACCGCAATTATGCAGGGTAACAACGCTCTGACATCTCAAATCTGTAGCTGTTGCTGCGATATGAAACAGCTTGTAACCACACAAGGATATGAGAGTCAGCTTGCAATGTGCAACCAGACCAATACATTGGTTAATACTGCAAACCAAAACGCATTGTCATTACGTGACGGTGCTACTGCCAACACGAATGCTATCCTTGCCAAACTTGATGCAATTCAGAATCAGGCATTACAGGATAAGATTGCATCTCTTACTGCGGAAAAGGCAACTCTTACGGCTGAAATCTCCCAACGTAATCAGAATGCTACAATCCTGAATGCGGTAGGTCAACAGATTGCTCCCCTTGCAGCAGGATTGCAAGCATTGCAAAGCGATGTTGATGGAATCAAATGCAAGTTACCTAACACAGTTCCAGTTCAATACCCTAACATTGTTGGTGTAAACATGGATACTTACCGTGCGGCTGCTTTCGGTGCTTATGTTGGTGACTCAGCATACGGACGTAGCGGATGCGGTTGTAATAACTACTGGGGTTGATTCTGGTAAGAAAGGAGGTAATTATGTGGCCTAACTTTTTTACAGGATTTCCGTTCTCGTTTCCGTCAATAGGAAGAGCGAATTTCAATACTCTTCCTACGGTGGCTGTAACTGTCGGTACTGAAAATGTGACTTTGGAGCTTCCTAACCATGCGTTCCGCAACAGGGACTATGTCGGAGGGTTCTATGTCAATCTTCGTCAGGCGATCCCTGCTGGTACGACTGCAACACTCCCGATACTGATAGGGACTAACGGGGACACAAGACCGTTGATGGCTTATAACAATGAGCCTGTAACTGTTGCAAACTTGGCTGGAACCGGCATCTATGAGATTCATTACAACAAGTACACCAACGAATTGTATCTTGTTAATGGCGGATACAGACCGACAACGGTTCCGGCTCCTACAGTAGAAACCGCTTCTTTACGGAGCAAGTAATAATTAACATGGAGTTTTGTGGTATTTTCCAAAATGGAAATAGCCACACTCCTTTAAAATTAAACAATCATGTTTCAGAACTTACGAGTAAACAGTACGTTATATCTTCTTCACAGAGGTGCAAATCCAAGTTTGGAATGTGGGCAGGTCGTTAATGTAAGCCCTATAAAAACTATATATAAGACTGTTCCCAACATGCCTTATCCACAGCCTGTCCAGGTTATTGATTTTGTCGTGAATATAAACGGACAGAATGTCAATTTGCAAGAGATACCGGCTAATGCCAATATTGCTGATGATGTTAAAACAGGAATGCTGATTACAGGGTCAAGAGACGAGATGAATACCGAGGTCCTTACTATGAAACAGAAGAGTGAGGATGTTCTAAAAAGCGTGGAATATCATCAGAACTTTCTTGGGGTATGTGACCAGATGCTTGCCATGCTTAACCCTGAATTTGCAGCCAAGCAACAGCAGGAGCAGGAAATATCCGCATTGAAAGGGCAAATGTCCAATATGGATAAGAACATGCAGGAGATGAGCAGAAATATGGCTGACCTCATTGTACAGAATCAGAAGTTAATGGAACAGCTCGGAGTAATTGAAACATCCAAAACAAAGAAATAATTATGGGAATGTGGACGATAAGAGAAGAACACGATGGATATGATCGTGATTTCGGAATGAGAGGAAGAAACGAGGTTGAAGAAGCCTATCGTGAAGGTTGCCGTCATGGTTATGAAAAGGCCATGAGTGAAATGCGTGGCGGTGGAATGGGATTCCGTGAGAATGGACGTTACGATAGTGACGGTATGAACGAACGTCGTATGCCAGGCTATTTCCCGGAATCCCCTATATACGGAGATATGGGAGAGCGCAGACGCAGACGCTCAAACGGTGAGTTCTATTAATCGTATGAGGGGAGAAATCCCCTCTTATCCTAAAAAGCAATTAATTATGGGACAAAGACTAGATACGTATGACAAGATGCCTCCGGCAATGAAAAATTATCTGTCGTTATACGGTTGGCACTTCTCTAAGAAGATGTGTGAATGGGCTGTTTCTAAAATGGAAGTTGAGAACAAGGCTACCAAGCAGAAGGAAAAACTCGTTTCGATCAAAAAGGAGGAAGTAGAAGAGCTTCTGAAAAAGTACGGAATTAAACTGGAGAAAGATGCTGGGTATGATTGCGTATATGTAGCTAATATGGCGAAAGCTGATTATTATAAGAGTTCCATTATAGATGAATCCCATTTGGCATTATTCTTGAAGGATTACATAGATGATCCTGACGGGTATGACGGTCTTCCTTTTACCCGTTTCTATGCGGATTGTATCGGAAGTGGCACACCTATAATGTGGGATGATATGCTCTGATTATGATAGTTCAAGATTTCTACATACCGAAATATGATTGGATAGTTAAGGTGTACTATGCCGTAACGACTTACTGGACCAGTGATATTCTATGCGCACTTCACCGTATCGGTTGTAGAGGAGAGGATTTCAAACAGGCATACAGAAACCTCTCTTCCGGGGTTCTCAATACCGGTCTTACTTATTCGAACTTTGAGGACCGTGAGACTGTGATGGTAATTGCTCTCACTTCTTCCCCGGGAGAGTTTCAAAACTCATGGGACCACGAAAAAGGGCACTTGTGCCGGCATATCTCACAGGTATTCAATATTGATCCTTACGGGGAGGAAGCCCAATATCTTTCCGGTGAGGTAGGTCAGAAGATGTTTCCAATAGCGAAGAACTTCTTGTGTGAACATTGCAGGAAGAACTTATGCCGAAGATATTAAGGGGCATTTTGTCAGAAATACAGGCGAAAATGAGAGAAAAAGACTACATAGATGATTTGATTTCACAAGCAGACGACCGATACCACTCGGATTTCTGCCGGCTTCTGCTAGTAATGCTATGGAACGCCTAGAAAAGTGGCTATACTGGCTTATTCCTCTTGCTATTATTGCAAGGGTTATATCTTTGTGTTTGTCCCTGGCTATGTAGTCGGGGATTCTTATATATATTTATAAAAGAATATAAGTATAAATAGAGTAAGAAAAAGAACTTTTTTATCTTTTTTCTGTTATAAATTGGAATATTGGTATTATATTTGCAACCAAAATTCGGTTTTATATGAAATTTAAGTTTAAAATAACGAATGATACCACTATTGAGGATGCGGAAAAAGAACTAGAAAATCTTTATAGTGCGCCTGTGGTGGATCTGCCTTTTAATCATGTGGTTAAGATTGCGGAATTTCTTGGATCAAAATTACAAGATAGCCCACGTGGTTCTATGGAAAGATTTTATCACCCTTTAGCCCCAACACCTGGCAAATATTTTGGAGTACACGTTGTCCATAAAGGTGGCAATGAAGTCCTAATAAAGAGGACTAATTTTAAACAGTATCTTTATCCAGTGTTAATTGAAATAATAAGGATAAAGAAAAAGCAATAACTCACTAACCCAATACAATTATGTCACGAAAAGATTTACAGTACTACAAATCATTGGAGTACAATGTTATTATTAAAAAAGAAGAACTTGATGGCGAAAAGTGGTATGTTGCATACTGCAATGAGCTTGGTTTAAATGCTTGTCATGGGATAGGAGAAGATAAAGTATCTGCTTTAAATAGTTTTATTGAAGAAAAAGATGCTTTTATAGAAATGTTGTATGAAAAAGGAGAGCCTATCCCTGAAGTTGTAAATGAGGAGCAAAATTCAAGTGGTACATTTTCAGTTAGAACATCCTCATGGGTTCATTCTTCGTTGATACAACAAGCTAAAATGAATGGTGTTTCCCTCAATTCTTATGTTAATCAATTATTAGCATACGGAATTGGACAACATGATGTTTCATTGAAATGTGAAAGAAAAATAGATGAGATTGATGAAAAGATTACTGCCCAAAATGATATGATTTTAAGGAACCTTAATTCAATTAATTACAAAACAAATACCTTGTTTTGTAATGCTACTCAATCTCGTTTTTATGAACATACCGAATTTAAATCAGTTATATAAATATGAAAAATAAAATTACCCCAGAAGAATATTCTTCAATATTAACTTCCATAAAATTAGATAATATATTTCTTTCGGATGGAAATGTTAAGGTGTTTGAGTGTGTATCAGAAGGAGGCTCTATCAATTTAAATTTTAAAGATAAATACTCGTTTTCTGAATCTGAAAGTAATGCTTGTTTTATAGCTTCCTTTAAGCTTGAAGGTATAATTGGCGAGCAAGAAAATGCGGAGAAACTATTTACTATATCTGGAGAGTTTAAAGTCAGATATAGTAAATTAAAAGAGGTCACAATAACAAAAGATTTCTTTGATGTTTTTAAAGAGATAAGTTTATCAGTATTTATCTGGCCTTATTTTAGAGAGTATATTCAAAATATGATTGTCCGCACAGGACTCCCTTCTTTTACTCTCCCAGCCAAAATATATGGCGTACATGATCCTCAATAAAAGGAATCTCTTGTACTTTGAGGATTATATGTTTGGTGAATAGCTCCTTCCATTTATAACTGCCTCTTTAAAATGGAATCCTCCCGGTGTATTAGATATGCCGGGATTTTTTATACCTTTGCCGAAAACAAAGTTATTATGGCGGAGGAAAATAAATACAACCACGACTCGGTGAATGAGTTACTGACATGGGCTAAGGATGTTCTTGACAGCAAGAAATATCCTTCCGGAGAGTTCCAATTGGATAAATGTGCGAAGATTCTCGACTGCGGGAAGTTTCTGGATTCAATGATTTCGGTTATCTCTAGGAACTGGGAGAATCCTACTTTTCATCCTAGTATAGATCAGTTGAGATTGTTTAAGGAGAAGATAGGAAAAGCAGCCGAATGAGCTGCCTTTTTTGATTATATCCGACTTTGTTTCTATTCTATAAAATATTTCTTATATTTACCTGAATAAAAAGAGGAAAGTTTCTAATTTGGATAAAGTTGCTCTATTGTTGCTCTTTTTGTTGTAATGTGTTGTTGTAAGTATTTGTTGTACATATTATTATATTGTTTTATTGGTTAGCTTCCCAAGCTAAGGGTCACGAGTTCGAGTCTCGCTTACCGCTCCACAAAAATAAGGTCTGATTATTAGTTGTTTGTGTTGATTTTCAGATGATTATAAATAAATAGGGTTATAAGTCTAAAATGATTTATAGCCCTTTTATTTTGTTACTTTTGATTTAAAACGCTACTTTTGCTTGAAATTGTTGCTCTATTGTTGCTCGAAAAAGAAAAGCATAAAAAATACATATGAAATTATGGCTACATTTAAAGCAGAAGTGCAAAAGCACCAAAAAAGAAAAGATAAGACCTGGAATGTAAAAATTCGGATAACTCATAACAGGGTTGTTCGAAGGTTGCCAACCTCTATATATGTAAACCAAGAAGATTTGACGGTCAAGAATTTCAAGATAAAAAATCAGGAAAAGATAGATCAGTGCAATGAGATTATCAATTATTATCGTAATAAATGTAGCAAGATCGCTCTTACTATAGATAATATGTCAATAGATGAATTGGTCGATTATTTGAACCAAAAGGAAGAAGACAAAAAGAAAGATATTGATTTTGTATCTTTTGCAAAGGACTATATAAACAATCTTGAAAAACAAGGTAAAAATGGAACTGCTTCTAATTACAAAGGCATGCTTCAGTCATTAATCAACTTTATGAAAAGAGATATTATATCTATTTCTGAAATAACCTATTCAATGCTGGTTAATTATTCGAAGTTTCTGATAGAAAAAAAGGAGAAATCCAATTTAGAAGCTATAAAAAAAGGGAAGCGTATCACAACCAATAGAATGTTATCTAACTATACCGCATGTATTCGGCATTTGCATAAGGAGGCTAAATTAAAATATAACGATGAAGAGAAAGGAGTAATACTAATACCTTGGTCTCCATTCATGAAGTTTAAGGTTCCCAAAGAAGAGACTACAAGAAAAAGGGCATTATCACCGCAAACAATAAAAGCAATTTATGATTTACCCTACATAATGCGGCATAACGCCAGGAAAAATGTAGAGCAAAATTGCAGATATAATCTTGCAAAAGATGTATTTATCTTGTCTTTCTGTCTGATAGGAATGAATTCTGCTGACTTATATAGCTGTGATAAGATAAGCAATAATACGATTCAGTATTTCAGAGAGAAAACAAGAACTAGACGTAGAGATAACGCGGAAATTCATGTAGATGTACCCCCGTTTATTTCCGATCTGCTGGAGAAATACAAAGATCATACAGGGAAAAGAGTGTTCAGATTCTATCAAATGTATGCCGATTATAAGAACTTTAATAAAGCTATCAATAAGGGCCTTAAGGAGATTGAGAAGAGCATTAACGATATAAATAAGTCAAAAAAGAACGGTGACATCATAGAAGATTTGGAATTTTATGCTGCCCGCCATTCATGGGCTACTATTGCGGCTAATGATCTTAAAATAGACAAGTATGTAGTCCATTCCGCCTTAAATCATGTTGACGAATCCATGAGGGTAACTGAAATTTATATCAAGAAGGATTTTAGTTCTATAAATGAGGCTAATTCCAAAGTTATTGATTATGTGTTTAATAATAACGTGTATTAATTTAATTTGAATAATCAAACTATTTTTGTACATTTGCGTTGTCAATAGTTAGAATATGGGCAATTTTAGCAAAATGCAAGAAGCAAAGAAGGAGGTTAAGGACAAAGATAAGACTAGGCGGGAAAAGCTTGCTAGTTACTTCTTCGATTTATCTAAACTTGTGTTTGCCGCCCTTGTGTTGGGTGGTATAACTCCCTTGTTTACTAATGCTTCAAATGAAATAAATTGGACTACAATTGTATTGGGAATTTTTTCTACTTACATTTTTGCCAATTTTGCTAATAGAATTTTAAAATGAAAGTAATATGGATGCATTAACAATGATTTTCTTAATGACTAGTGTCATAGGGGCTGCGCTAGTTATTTGGTCACATACCAAAAGTGGCAAGAAATGGCTGAAAGATCTTTGATATGATAGCATTATATGGATTTGGACTTATAACGGTAATAACCATTTCCTTTTGGATTTATACCGAAACTCCGTCTGGGAAGAAATGGATAAAAAGACTGTAATTTATTAAAATGAGATAGCTTATAATATACAAACAAGGCGTGATCTTTTTGATAGGTCACGCCTTCCTTTGCAAATAGACAATTAAATTTGTCTCATTTTCTTAAGTATGTCTTTATTAAAAGATTTAAGGTTAAAACTATCATCCGTTCTTTTCCCGGAACAGACAATCAATTTCATCTTTTCTAATGGTTCTTTTAATACAACTTCCTTAATCACTTCATTCTGCCTTTTCATAACAGATAGTACATTCTCAAACTCTCTAAACAAAGGGTCATCCATATTTTTAGATATTTAGGTCATTTGAGAACAAAGGATATGTTATATTTGTTTATGCGGTCATACCATCCTTCTTGTTTTCTATACTTCTTTTCGGGTTTCCTTCTATCTTTTTGATATATTCTGTTAGGTTTTCTATCGTTTTTTGTTGTTCATTTATAACATCCAGCATGTGTCTTACCTGTTTTGTGTTGTCTATTTGTATTACTTGTGAATGTTCGTTAATGTTTTGAGTGGCTTGTTCTTCCTTGAACATGGGGCCGTTGCCGGTGAGAATGTAATTAGCGTTAACTTGCGGATATGCCTCACAAAGCCCAACTATTATATCTGAAGATATACTTTTGGTTACTCCTTTTTTGTAATGAGACACTTTGGCTTGCGCATTTTTTATACCATTTTCTTTTTCAAGCGTATAAGCTGTAATTTGAAGTTCATTAATCACTTCTAAAAAACGTTCATCTCTTTCCATAAATAAATCAACTGTTTGTTTGTACTATAAATTATTATAGTATCTTTGCATCGTAACAAGTTGCAGATGTTACAGAGACAAAGTGGTTAAACTTCCCTCACAAGAGGTTTAATATATGGTATCCGTAGTAGCTGCAACCTATTGCGGATATTTTTATTTCCAATTAATAACAGTTAGCCCCAAAAACTATGGACGAAAAATTAAACCTATCTCCCGATTCATGTAATTCTGATGAACAAATTAGAATGAATTGTTTAAAATACGCAGTTTATGTTTATGAAGCTCAATGCTGCTCTGGAAAATGGATTAGCACCCCTTTGGAACTAGCTCAAGTTTTCTATAAATGGGTTACTTCTGTGGAGGGAAAGCAACCGGAATAGAAAACTTAATTGTACTTATGGTGGAGTTGGTCTTTTCATTACCAATTCCAGCATTTACAATATTAATTTTAAGCCCTATTCCCGTTCCATTTTTATCTGATGCTTGTACGCTAAGGTTGAACTCTATATTTTTAACAATTCTTCCATCTTCGTATAAATCATTGGTTTCTCCTTTCCATTTCATTTTTGATGGATTAACGATAAGACCATTTTCTGATTTCTCCTCATTAAGTTCATATACTGCATCTGCGATGCTTGATATTGTCTCTTTTATAAATTCTTTCAATTCCATGATTTTATATAATAATGTATAATCCGCTCTAATAGTTAAATAATGTTTTTACTATAATTATTTATAGTATATATTTTGATAGTATAATTTCTTATAGTATATTTGCAATACCAAATCAATCCAATACAAATAAAAGGATAAAATTTGATAGAAACAATAGTAATAACTAAAAAGAGATCAAGATGAACGCATTTACATTTTTGACAGAAACCGGAAATTTCAATAACAGTGAGATAATGAAACACGCTCACATCTTGAAAGCGTATCGTCGTATTTCTTTGAGTGAAGCATTGAAACAGGATTGGTTCTTGGCAAAGAGACAACAAAAAGAATATAGAGAGATTGAAGAGGAAAAGAAGTCATATAAGCCGGAGTTTCCTAAAAAAGAAGGTAATGTATTGAAAGCGTTCTTTACCGGGAATCATGCTGATTATATAAATCGTGATAGTTCTTGGAGGTAATTATGGATATAGAATATATAAATAATCAATTAGTCTTTCTTCGTAAATATGTGAAAGACTTAGAAACTTATGATGAATCCACTGTTAGGAAATTGGCGAAAAGTAATAAAACTAAAAGTGAAATTATAGATTCCTTTTTGGAAAGTATAAAATTTTACGAATCTCTGTTAGGTTAGAACCTACGGAAGAAGCGAGCGAAACGCTTTCAGAGCATAACGGTAAACCGATGAATCCTAATTCGGGATGGGAGGCTTAACCCTCAAAAATGAAGCCGTGTTCAGGGCACGTTAAAGTAGCCTGCGCTAATAAGCATTATAGCCGAGGCGGAGTATAGCGTAATAGCCAACCAGCGATGATATGAGCGGAAGGAAGCAACGTGAGTAAGTAATATATCGAAAAAATCAGTCTGAAAAACATCGTCTTTATCAGTAAGAAAACGGGAATAGGCGTCCGTACGCTGATTGTAATATAGCCCTACTGACAGTTTGAAACTGACATCCGGTAGTGAGAATCGGGTAGGGCACTTTTATGTAGTGTTTTATTTTGTGTTTGTGTGTTGTATAGTGTACGGTCTGTGAAGATAGTGCACTTTTTTAATTAATCGGGCGGATGTGTATATCATGGCTGAAACTGCGGTGAGGTGCACCAATATTCCGTGAGACCGGTTCGACTCCGGTTCCGTCCACAATAATAATCAAATAATTAATATTATGAAACGTACTCCACTATTAGGAATTTGGGCAATATCGTTTGCATTAACAGTATTGCTTGCAAACGAAATGAATATTGTATTTTGGCTTTCGTTTGCTGTATTTGCATTATGTTCCATATACATGGAAAAGCACCAAAAGAGACTAAAGAGAGAAAAGTGATATAGGTATGCGGTTCGGGAGAATAGCTGTTTTATGTGTGAAAATTCGTGTTTCGATTAAGTCCTGTATCTGACGTGATACAGGCAAACGGGCGTAAAGTGGCAGTGCATGAGATTACCTGCCCAGTTGGTTTATTACTGGTTCGAATCCAGTTACGTCCACAAGTCAATAATTTAAATTTTAATAGTTATGGCAGGAAGAAAAGAAATTAAAGAAAGAGCAGAAATAAAAAAGAAATTGAGAAAAAAAGAAGACTCAATTCGTTACAATTTTAGTGATACATTAGTTATACAACTTCGTAGATGTGTATCTGACTTAAATAGATTGGCTAAAATAGATAGAATAACTGAAAAAGACCAATCACTATATTCAGTGCTAACAAACCGGAAAGCTGGATATATTGATGTAGTAAGAAACTACTAATTTATAATTCATGTAGTAATACACAATAGCTATGAAAACAAAGCTAGAGCTAGATTTATATCAATTAAAAAACATTATGGCTGATATGGTTCAAGTTGGGTACATGAAGGCTATTAAAGTTTATGAACCAACGAAAGATAATATAAGCACAAGAGAGTTGGTTAGATGGTTCAAGGTTCTTGGTATCGATCCTTCATATATAAACAAAATGGAATCAGAAGGATTAATAAAAGGCAAAAGAAAAGGGATAGGTAAAAATTCTCCTGTATGCTATTCCAGATTGGAGATTAAACAAGCTTTGGCTACGATTGATTTAAATAAGTATATCAATGTAAAATAGCTATAAAATTATATTCCATTCATTTATTAATTAACCCAATGCCGACACCCCAGGATGTCGTAGGGTGCGAGTCCCTGTATTTGAGTTTTACATGTTCTATACTATCCTAGTGTCCGTTGGTTCGGTATCTAGGAACAATCTTTTTTGTATATTAAAATTTTCGAAAGCGTCGGTTTGTGAAAATAGACGCTTTATTTTCGATTAACCACTTTAATAATATATATAGTTATGAAAAAAGTAATTGTAAGAGGAGATCGTTCCGGTGTATTTTTCGGAGAGTTAGTAGAAAGAAATGGTAGTGAGGTTAAGCTCGCAAATTGTCGTAGATTGTGGTATTGGGATGGTGCTGCTAGTATATCTCAATTAGCAGTTAATGGTACAACTAACCCACATGAATGCAAATTCACAGTTACGGTTCCAGAGATAGAGATCCTGGATGTGATTGAAATTATCCCGTGTTCGGATGAAGCTGTAAAATCTATTGAAAGTGTACCGGTATGGGCAAGGTAATGGAAGATAGAATAAAGCAGTTTCTAAGTATTGGCTCTGGCTATGGCTATGGCTCTGGCTATGGCTATGGCTCTGGCTCTGGCTATGGCTATGGCGATGGCTCTGGCTCTGGCTATGACTCTGGCGATGGCTATGGCTCTGGCTATGGCTCTGGCGATGGCGATGGCTCTGGCTCTGGCTCTGGCTCTGGCTATGGCTATGGCATAAAATCCATAAATGGGAATTCTATTTATGTAGTAGATAATATACCTACTATTATCACAAATGTAAAGGGTAATATCGCAAAAGGTTTTATCCTTCAGTCTGATTTATCTCTTACTCCCTGTTTTATAGCAAAAGAGAACAATCAAATTTCTCATGGTAATACTCTACATGAGGCATTTGAATCTTTGCGAGAAAAGCTTTATGATGATAGTACAGAAGAGGAAAGGATTCTTAAGTTTAAAGAGCATTTTTCTGACTTTTCTAGAAAGTATTCTGCTAAAGACTTGTTTATATGGCATCATGTACTCACTGAGAGTTGCAAGGCTGGAAGAGAAGCTTTTTGTAAGGACAAAGGTATAGATGTAGACAATGATAGGTTTACTGTATATGAGTTTATAGAACTGACTAAAAACTCGTATGGCGGTGAGATTATCCGCAAACTATCTTAACTTAATCCCGGTTTGCTTTGATCGGCACTCCGGGAGCAATTTAAACCACTTTAAATAATATAAGATATGAATTTAGAAAACTATGAAGTGCTTCCCGTTGAAGAGCAAGATGTACAAATCGTACAAGTTGATGCCGTAGAAAGAGCAAATGTTGATTCACAAGTAGCAACAGCTAAACGTTATCCACGAGATATAAGACGCAGTATAGACAACTCGGTTGTAATGGCTACTATGAATCAAGAAACAGCTCAATCATGTAGTTACGCCCTTCCCCGTGGCGGAAAACCTATCACCGGCCCGTCCGTTCATCTAGCTAAAATAATTGTCTCTAATTGGGGTAATATGCGTACAGAGGCAAAAGTTGTGCAAATAACAGACAAGCAAGTCATCAGCCGTGGGACATGCTGGGATCTAGAAACTAATGTTGCTTCTGCATTTGAAGTTAGACGTAGTATCATTGGTAAAAACGGACAGCGATTTTCTGACGACATGATTACAGTTACGGGTAACGCTGCAAACTCAATTGCTTATCGTAATGCCGTATTTGCCGTTATTCCTAAAGCTATAACAGATAGAGTGTACTACGCAGCACAAAAATTTATAACCGGTGATTTGTCCGACCATGACAAACTTTTGAAAGTAAGAACAGGGGTGCTGAATAATTTCAAAAACAACTATGGCATAACCGAAGAAGAAGTTGTAAAGATGTGCGGAAAGCAAACGGCAAATCAAATCGGTGCTGATGAAATTTCAATGCTAATGGGAACGATCCAGGCTCTGAAAGACGAAGATACTACAGTTGATGAATTAATGAAACCGATACGTGAAAGCAAAGAAGCAAAGAAAGATGCGATGAAAAAGGCTATATCTACATCCGTAGACGAAACTACTGGTGAAATTTTTAATCAAACTGAACAATGATAGAGCAGGGGTCAAAGGATTGGCTAGTTGCCCGATTGGGAAATTTCACGGGAAGCCGGATAGGTGACCTTATGACAAGCGGAAAGAAAAAAGGGGAGATGTTTGGAAAGACAGCCCTCTCCTATATCTATGAAGTTGCAGCGGAAAGAAATCTCCTTCCTAAATATATCAAGGATGATTTTCTGTTTGAAATATACCAGGAACAGGTAAGTGTCGGCAATAAATTTATTGATTGGGGACACGACAATGAAGATTTTGCTGCGGAACGGTATCAACTTGCTACTAGATGCGAACTGGAAGAATGCGAAAGCATTACTCACCCTACAATACCTTATTTTTCTGCTTCACCAGACCGCATATCAACCATTTGTAGTACAAGGAAAGTGGTTGAGATTAAATGTCCATTGCCTAAGACGTTCATGGAATACATGGCGGAGGTTAAGGATAACGACACACTTAAATCAGTAAACTCTAAGTACTTCTACCAGGTTCAAGCGGAAATGGCTTGTACGGGTTTAGAAAAGGCTGATTTTGTTGTTTTCTGTCCATTCTTGAAGCATAATATTCATATAGTAGAGATAACAAGGGATGAATCTGTTATCGCTGAATTTGAGAAGCGAATTCTGAAGGCTAATGAAATAATTGAAAAAATGGTAGGTAGCTTATGGAAAAAGAAATTAGCGAAATAAACGATTACCTGAACATTACCTGTTCAAATAATCCGGTAGAGATACAGGAAAGGATATCAGTCATAATGGTATACCTGAACCGATCCGGTGAAATGCTTGCGGATGCAAAGAAGCTACTCAGAAAGAAGAAATCCACAGAGATAAGTAATACTATCATCGCAATAGCAAAAGAGCAGTGTTTGTCGGCAAAGGTGCAAAATGCCTTGCTTGACAGCATAGCGGAGGATGAATCGTATTTGGTGGACAGGCTTGACCGGCTTAATGCTGCTTGTACGCATCAATTAGACGCCTTACGCACTTTGTTGAGTTACGAGAAGGAAGCTATGAGATTAAATAAAACGGGATATTAGGAAGTGTTATTCCAAATAACTGCTATTTGGAAGTTTTGAAATAAAAGTTATGCGAAATGCGTAGAACTAAAGTAATCCATGTCTACCTGATCTTCGAAAAGCGGAACTATTATTTCAGTTCGGTAACGGGCATATTTCGCCATTTGTCCGAGGATCAGATAGGAATTAAGCAAAGTACATTATCTCACAATACGGAGAATACTATCGTCACTGGTAGAGCTATAATCCGCAAGAGTGAGCTGTTAAGATAGCTTTGTTAACCTTTTTACCCCAGCCTGTCTGTGAAGATTGGCGGGCGAACATGGGACAAAATGGTCATAGGGCGCTAAGACTAAATGAACGGAAATTCTAAGTGTACATAAGAATGGATGTCATCAAGACCGGTGCTGTTAGTAACTGGTTGAGTAGTTTAAAAATCGTAGGATAACCAATCTACGGACGAAAACGAGAAAGCAGACGATACTTGTGCAGGTTCGACTCCTGCTTGTCCCACATGAAAATAACAATCACCAAACAAGAATACCAGACGATAGTCCGGTGCTTGAAAACGTCAGAAATCCTCATTAGGGGATATAATTTGAGAGATGAAGATATGATTCGTAAAACTAGAAAGAAACTCCAAAGGAGTAAGGAGAAAGGTTGATATGACATTCGAAGAAATGAAAGCCCAGTACTGCGGTAAGAATATCCGCAAGAAGCCAAAACATGAAGAGGATGATTTGCAAAGAGCTTGTGTTTGCTGGTTCGATTTGGAATATCCTCAATATAGGCTAAGGTTGCATCATTCTCCTAATGGCGGTAAACGGAATGCTATCGAAGCTGCAAAGTTTAAACAGATGGGAGTACGTGCCGGTTTCCCTGACTTACTTCTGTTGATCCCTAACAAGTATTATCCTTTTATGGGAATTGAATTAAAGACTAAGACAGGAAGACAAAGCGATCACCAAAAAGCCTATCAAAAGGAATTTGATAGTATAGGAGCGAAGTATGTTGTCTGCCGGTCTTTGGAGGAGTTTATAGAGGTTGTGAATGGTTACTTAGCAGAAAAATAAGATTTTCATTTGGTATTTTGAAATTTGAGTGTATCTTTGCGGTGTTCACGCCAAGAACAAGACTTCTGAAAGAGATTAACGTGCATATTTTTATGTTCGTTTGTAAGCGTAATATTGCAAAGATATAAGGCTATCAAATCCCATTGGATGCTCGTTATCTCTAACGGTGTCGGTTCTTGGCGGAACGGGAGGCGATAGCCTTTCTTGTTTTTAACAACTCAAATTTCGTTCAATGCCAAGAACCAACGAAATCAGAGTTAAGGCGAATAATAGTAACCCCAACTTTGCGCCCAGCAGTGCGAAAACTGTATCTTATGAAAAGTTCCTAATCGAAAAAAATTGCAAGAATGAAGCTTATGCCTTCATACTCTCGCAAGGATTATTCCAGCAATTCCAGGATTACCATTTTAGTCATCATTCAGGCGATCCACACAAGGATTGTTTAAAGTTTCTGTTATCAAATATTTAAATTCTAACTAAATGGCAGAATGAGATACTTCCGCCTGTATCGCTATTGTCTAAAATTTAAATCAATATATTATGAATAAAATTAAAATCTTTCAGAATGAGCAATTCGGAGAGGTAAGAATTGCGATGAATGAGAATGAAGAACCATTATTCTGCTTGGCAGATGTGTGTAAAGTGCTTGAGTTAAGAGTAGACGCCGTACAATCAAGAATAAAGGATGCCCCCATTCGGTTTGGGGTCATAGATTCAATGGGTAGAGCACAGCAGATGAATTTTGTAACAGAAAAGAATCTATATAAAGTAATCATGCGTTCGGATAAACCACAAGCCGAACCTTTCCAAGATTGGGTATGTGGCGAAGTTCTTCCATCTATCCGCAAACATGGCGGCTATATTACAACCCAGCAAAATGATACTCCCGAAGAAATTATGGCACGTGCGTTGATTGTAGCACAAGAAACACTGAAACGAAAAGAGCAGCGCCTTATCGAAGTAGAAAGTAAAATTCAACAGGACGCTCCTAAAGTTCTTTTTGCCGATGCGGTCTCGACTTCCCAACGTTCTTGTTTGATCGCTGAATTAGCGAAGATACTACAGCAGAACGGTGTGAATATCGGTCAAAATCGCTTGTTCTCATGGCTGCGTGATAATGGCTATCTCTGTCAGAAAGGACAATATTATAATCAACCTACACAAAAATCTATGGAATTAGGATTGTTTGAAATAAAACAAACAACAATAACCAAGCCAGATGGGACGGTGTTAGTTACTACTACAACGAAGGTTACGGGAAAAGGACAAATCTATTTTGTGAATAAGTTTCTAGGGAAAGATGCCGCATAAATCAACAGGGTTACTTGTCGGTAACCCTAAATAACTTTTAATTATGGATAAACATTTATATAATAAGCATGGCCCGCATACGAACAGTTAAACCCGAATTTTGGGAAGATGAAAAAATAGGGAAATTACCTATTCCATGTCGACTTTTCTTTATTGGGTGTTGGAATTTCGCAGATGATTTTGGTGTAATTAAAAGCAATGCCGCACTTCTTAAATCACAGATTTTTCCTTATGATGAAAATTTACGAGTATCTGAAATAAAAAAATGGATAGATGCCTTAGTAGATGCCCGGATGCTAATACCTATTATTCACAAAGAAGAAAGCTATTACATTATCCGCACATTTCGTAGCCATCAGATCATTGATAAGAGATACGATAAATCATACATCAGTAAAGATAAATCTTTGGTTAATGAATTGATTAGTAGGGCTTTAAAAAATGACGACGTGAACACCACGTCAACACTATGTCATGACGACGTGAACACCGCGGAGGAAATGGAAATGGAAAAGGAAGATAATAAAGAAACTTCTCCTAACGGAGAAGAAAAGAAAGGCGAGCTTTCTTTCCATTCTGTTTCGGGAAATATTGATTATAACGGCTTGATGAATTGGTACAATGAGTTGTTTAAAGATAAGCTTCCTGCTATAAAATCAATGACTGAAACACGTAAGAAAGCTGTTAAGGCACGCATAGCCCAATATAGTAAGGAAAGTGTAAGGACTGTGTTTAATCTTGTTCTTCAAAGTTCTTTCTTGCTTGGCGGAAATGATCGCAACTGGAAGTGTGACTTTGATTGGATATTCAAACAGGCCAATTATACTAAAATTTTAGAAGGTAACTACAATGGAACAAGGATTAGTAAAAATCAACAAGATAGCGAGCAGCGAAAACGTGATTCAGTTCTTGCAGTCGCTACAACCGTCCGAGAAGCTGCCGCAAAAAAGAGAAAGGAGCTTGAAGCAGAGGGCATTATTGGACAAATACCCTGATCCGGCACAATTCATTCTTGATTATAACCCGGATTTGCAATTTAAAATTGTCAGATGTAATGCTACACACGCAGATTTAGCTTTAAATCTTGAAATACCAAGTTTGGGGCTTTTGGCTTCTACTTATGGGGATGAAACTCCTTTAGAGTGGCTTAAAATTCAATTTGGAACGTTGAATGATTTTGCAGAGGTATCTACAAAGATAGCCAAAACTCAACTTGAGGAATTGGCTGCAATATTTCTTTCGGAGTATTATTATATCAATGCCGCTGAAATATGTTTTTTCATAGCTCGTTTTAAATCTGGCAAATATGGGAGGTTTTACGGAGCTATTGATCCTATGAAGATAACAAGTGCTATGCTTGAATATATATCGGAAAGGAGAAAAGGAATTGATCGGCATGAACGTGAACAATATCGTTTACAGCGTCAAAAAGAAGTTGAAGAACGTGATAACAATAGTATATCTTATGTCGAATACCTTGAACAAGAGAAAAAGCTTGTGGAAAGCGGAGATAAGGATGCTATTAAAAGAGCTTCTATTCGTGTTGGAATTCCTTATATTGCTAAAATGTAATCAAACAATGAGAATACTCCTAAACATCCTCCTTCTCCTAGGAGTTAACATCTTATTTTATCTGGTAGTCTACGCAATATCAGACTACTTAATGGGTGTGATTAATTAAACAACGAATGATATGAATAAAACTCACGGTTCTTTATTTAGCGGCTTTGATGCCCCTAGCGTTGCAGCGTCATGGATGGGCTGGAAAAATGCCTTTCACTGTGAGATAAACTCTTTTTGCAACGAGATACTAAAATATTGGTTTCCTGATTCAGAACATTATGAAGATATTACAAAGACAGACTTTAGTCAATGGAAAGGAAGAATCGATGTCCTCACAGGCGGATTTCCTTGCCAGCCTTTCTCCCTTGCAGGTCAGAGAAAGGGAGCGGATGATAACCGTTACCTCTGGCCAGAAATGTTACGAGCAATACGCGAAATCCGACCCACTTGGGTTATTGGTGAAAACGTTGCTGGAATCCTCACAATGGTTCAGTCCGGTGAGGAGACTGAAATGGGAAGCCAAACCGCTCTTTTCGGAGAAGATAACCGAAAAAGAGTATTGTTACGACAAGAGTATGTCGTCGAAACCATCTGTAAAGACCTTGAACGAGAAGGATATTCCGTCCAACCGTTGCTTATTCCGGCTTGTGCCGTCGGAGCGCCCCACAGAAGAGACAGAGTGTGGTTTGTTGCTCACAGGAATGATGCTCCCCACTCCGACCTCGATAGATGCCGGAACGGGAAGAATAAACAAGAGCCGCTCACCCAATGCAAAGGAACGTCCAACAATTGCTTTAGCAGCAAAGATGGGGTTGTTACCTACTCCTACTGCGAGTTGCCATCACAACGGATGCTGCAAGGAGAGAAAGGACGGTACAAGCAGAAAATCCCAACTGAATCATTACATATCCGATCAAACTGGGAAAACTTCCCAACTCAATCCCCTGTTTGTCGAGGAAATGATGGGCTTCCCTTTGATGTGGACAACCTTACCATTCCTTTCACAAAATGGAGACAGGAATCAATTAAAGGATATGGAAACGCCATAGTTCCGCATGTGATTATTGAAATTTTCAAAGCGATAGAAGAATTAGATAATTGATTAAACCTTGCAAGTTCTTGAATGATTATCAAGGATTTGCGTATAACAAGAATAGAAATGAGTAAAATAATTATAGATGGCAAGAAATATGAACGAATCAAAGTTAAGGGGAAAGAAAATTGCAACGATTGCGATTTAGCAAAAAATGTAAGAAGTTTAGCCTCTGTGCCTATTTGTTGGCAGGAAGGAAACGAAAAGATTATAAAATATTGTGAGAATCACCCTGATGTAATATACAAAGAAGTTAAAACATAACAAATATAAAAATGAGCGAAATCAAGAATTTAAAAATAGGTGACCTATTCTCTATTCGCAAAAATGGAATAGTGTATGAGTTTCTCGGATATTGTCCGATAGAGAACCTCCCTATTGCTTTTAATCGCAATAAGTATGAAACAGTATATTTTGAAGATGAAAATAAAAAAGTCTATATGCAATGAAAATAATAGTAAGTTTTTCCGGTGGTAAGGATTCGCAAGCCTGTTTAATCCAGGCTACCAATAAATACGGAGCTGATAAAATAGAAGCTGTTTTCTGTGATACTGGTTGGGAGCATCCCGAAACCTATCAACATATTAGTGATCTGTGCAAACAGCTTGATGTTAAATTAGTAGTTTTGAGAAGCAAGAAATATACTGATTTTGTAGATATGTCTATCAAGCGCTCCCGGTTCCCGTCTTCCCAAAGAAGGTTTTGTACTTCGGAATTGAAAATTAAACCGATGATTGATTACATTCTCTCACTTACTGAACCTTGCGTGATTATACAAGGCATCCGGGCAAAGGAAAGTGAAGAGCGTGCTAAACTTCCCTATGAATGCAATTACTTTGGGGAGTATTACGAACGCATTAAAAAGAATCGCAAAGGAAAGATTGTTGAAGTATGGAAGCAGGATTATCGTAGAAAAGATGTACTTAAATGGTGTGAACACTATGATGCAAGCGTTTCCCGTCCGATTTTTCAGTGGTCGGCACAAGAAGTAATAAATCATATCTTATCTGCCGGACAAAAGCCAAATCCTTTGTATTTTCGTGGATTTTCCCGTGTTGGTTGCTATCCTTGTATTATGTGCCGAAAGCAGGAAGTCAAACTCATTTCACAAGAAGAGTTCGGGCGTAACCGCTTGATAGATGCAGAGCAAAGGATGAAAGAAGAAACTCCAAAAGGCTCGTCTTTCTTCTCACCCGGTTACATCCCTGATCGTTTCTGTAAAAATAGGACTTATCCAACAGTACAGGAAGTTTTCGAGTATGTGAACCGTAACGATGTCGGTATGGATGATATGTTTGAGCCAGAAGGTGGGTATAGCTGTATGAGTCTTTATCATGGACTTTGTGAATAGGAGTTTAATTTAAAACAGAATAGTAATGAGCAAAGAAAGATTACAAGAGATAGCAAAGGAATTGGCAAATAATGCCAATATGCCGTACTGCTGGGAAGATGTCTACAATCGTTTGATTGGCGGTTATCCTCTTCCGTTTAAAGTAGAAGTCAAATAGAGTAAAACAATAATGAAATGAATAAAATTATATTAGATGAAATTCTAAGGTTTAAATACTGGTTACGGATACATAAGATTCCGTTAAGTAGTTTTGGAACAGGGACCAAAAATAATCCTATTAAGATTAAATCAAAAAGAAATAAATAATCATGAATAATGAAAGGCAGAAAATCTTAACTGATTATATTAGCTACTTGTATACAACAAGAAGAACTTATGATACTATTGGGAAATATATCAAATATGTAACTGATTTTCTTGAAAGTGCCGAAGAAATCAATCGTCGTGGCTATCTGGCTTATAAGCGTGAAAATGCCAATATTGGGGCACGTTATCCATTGATGAGTGAAGCTATTTGTGATTTATTGTTTCACCTTAAAATCGGATATAACCGTCAAGAAAAGAAAGTAAAAGCTTTAGAAAGACTTGACACCATTTCGGAAAAGAACAGAAAGTTGTTAAATGATTTTATAATATGGCTAACCGATAACAATGATTACTCTTCGCATACAGTGGATATTTATCACACATCCTTGAAGCAATATTTTGCATACGCTAACAATATAAATATGGAAAACTGTAAGAGGTTTATACGTACATTAGAAGAAAAAACATTGTCTCCGCAAACCATCCGTTTAAGGATTACTGCCTTGGAAAAGTTCTCTAAATGGATGAAAAAGCCGATAGAATTGAAGAGACCTAAAATGAAACGTAGGCTAGATATTTCTAATGTTCCTACCGAAGATGAATACAATCGGTTACTAGAGTATCTGAAAACAAAAAACAACAAGGATTACTATTTCTTTATTAAGGTATTGGGTACTACAGGAGCTCGTCTCTCGGAGTTTCAGCAATTCACGTGGGAGGATATAGCGATCGGCGAAGTTGTTTTGAAAGGGAAAGGGAACAAGTATCGGCGTTTCTTTTTCCAGAAGCAATTGCAGAGGGAAGTGAAGGACTATATAAAGGAGACAGGCAAGTCCGGTACTCTTGCTGTTGGGAGATTCGGACCGTTGACTCAGAGAGGTTTTTCCCAACACCTAAAAGCATGGGGTAAACATTGTGGTATCGATTCGAAAAAAATGCACGCTCACGCCTTCCGGCACTTCTTTGCTAAAATGTTCCTGAAGAAAACCAAAGATGTAATTCAATTAGCAGACCTTCTTGGTCATGGTAGTGTAGATACAACAAGAATTTATTTACAAAAAAGTTATGATGAACAACAAAGAGACTTTAATAAAAACGTTACGTGGTAGTGTAACCCAGCTCAATGAATTGTCGGATATGACTGAAGGCATAGATGTTTATGACGCTGCCGGATATGTTGATACTGAATTTCTTATGGAAGCGCTTTTCTGTGTTAATACTTTTATGGATGCGAGTAATATGGTTATTACGAAAATATCCTCACTGTTAGCGCCGGGCGCTCCGGTTGATGAAAGGAAGAGCCAGGCTGATGAAGGTAAGAAATGGAATGTGGAAGAGATACTGAAGCATTGTACTCTTGAGGATAGTGTTCTTAAACTTCCGAAAGTACAATTCAATAAGAAATCCTATGCTGAAGCTAAAAAATGGATAGAAGAAGCTGGCGGCTCATGGCAGGGAGGTAAGATACAGGGATTCACATTTCCTTTTAATCCGGAACGTGTGTTCTCCATCTTGAAAGAAGGTAAGCGATGCGATTTGCAAAAAGATTTTCAGTTCTTTGAAACACCTGCTGATATTGCAGACTGGTTGGTAATGCTTGCCGGTGGAATTCACGAAAAAGATACCGTACTTGAACCAAGTGCCGGACGTGGTGCTCTGATAAAAGCGATTCATCGGTCGTGCCCGTCAGTAACAGTTGAATGCTATGAACTGATGCCGGAAAACAGGGAGTTCCTTCATACACTTGATAACGTAATATTGCTTGATGAAGATTTTACGAAAGATAGTGTAGGGCATTACACTAAGATTATTGCTAATCCTCCATTTTCCGGTAATCAGGATATTGACCATGTAAGACTTATGTATGAACGCTTGGAAGAAGGTGGAATTCTTGCGGTTATAACCAGCCGGCATTGGAAATTCGCGTCTGAAAAGAAATGTGTTGAGTTCCGGGAATGGTTGGAAAAAGTTCATGGAGAAGTTTTTGAAATCGGAGCCGGTGAGTTCAAGGAAAGCGGAACGGCTGTTAGTACTATGGCAGTTGTAATAAAGAAATAATTAAAAACAGAATAGAAATGAAAGATATAGAACTATATAATGACCATTTCCAAGAAGTTTGGAAAATTATTCCTGAAACAGACTATTCATACCAAGCATCTTCTTTTGGTAGAATAAAATCTGTTGATAGAAAAAGATATTGTAAAAATGGACATACATGTATACATAAAGGAAGAATTATTAAATACGGTATTCAAAATAATGGATATTGTATCGTTTGGCTAAGAATAGGGAATAAAACTAAGGCTTTCACAGTTCATAGACTTGTTGCAAAAACCTTTATAAATAACCCTTTAAACCTTGAACAAGTTAATCATAAAGATGGTAATAAATGCAATAACCATGTTGATAATTTAGAGTGGTGTAGCCGAAGTGATAATTTAAAACATGCATATAGGGAATTACATCAAAAGAGACATTCTTATACAATGGTAAAATGTGTTAACACAGGCGAGGTTTTTGAATCTGTAAGATTAGCAGAAAAATCAAAAGGTTTATGTAAAGGGGCTATATCTCAAGTATTAAATGGCAGGAGTAAAACATCAGGAGGATTAAAATGGATAAAAATATAAAACCTAAGTTATTCAATGACCATTTCCAAAATTTCCGTTCTTATGGAATCCCAAAAGCCCAGTTAATTATAGCTGATGTCCCTTACAATTTAGGCAATAGTGCTTATGCTTCTAACCCTTCATGGTATGTGGACGGAGATAACAAGAACGGGGAAAGCGAATTAGCCGGCAAACAATTCTTTGATACCGATAAAGATTTTCGCCCTGCCGAGTTTATGCACTTCTGCTCCCAGATGCTTGTAAAGGAACCCAAGGAAAAAGGCAAGGCGCCTTGCATGATAATATTTTGCGAGTTTGAAGACCAGTTCCGGTATATTGAACTGGGTAAAAGATATGGGCTGAATAATTACATCAATCTTGTATTCAGAAAGAACTTTTCAGCGCAAGTCTTGAAAGCCAATATGAAGATAGTCGGCAATTGTGAATATGGATTGTTGCTTTACCGCGATAAACTTCCAAAGTTTAACAACGATGGTCGGATGATCTTCAATTGCTTTGATTGGGTGTTGGACAATGAAACTCCGAAGGTTCATAGCACGCAAAAGCCGGTTCCTTTGCTTCGTAGACTGATAGAGATATTCACCGACAAAGGTGATGTCGTTATTGATCCATGTGCCGGAAGCGGTTCTACCTTATTAGCTGCTGCCCAGTTGGGACGCAGGGCATACGGATTTGAGATTAAAAAAAAGTTCTTTGCTGATGCGAATAAATTTGTGTTATCACGTATCCAGCAATCGCTATTTGTGTAATTAAAATAAAAATAGAAATGAAGAATATAGAAAAAAGCCGTACTTGTTTTAAACTTGTACGGCAGTCCAAAAGATTGCAACCATTGCGAGTACTACAATGGTTAAATGTCAAGGAAGTTAGCGTCAAAAAGCGAAATTAATCCGCATTTAGGGCATCTAACGGCAATAACAGGCCATGAATTAACTGGTGGAATGACTCATGTTGCAATCAGAAAATGAAGTATAACGAACTCCGTGAAAAAATGCACGGGAAGAAATATTAATCTAATAAACCATAATATGAAACAAGAATCAAGCGCAATCAATCCGTATAACGGACTGTTTGGACAGCAGGGCTGGATTTGTCCGAAGTGTGGGAGGGTATATTCACCTTTTACCCAAATGTGTTTGTATTGCAAACCCAATAATACAAATACAATTTCTAATACTACCGTCAGTGAAGAAAAATTAAGAGAAAACCGTAAAACAGAGTAATATGAAACAGACATTAGAAGAAGCAGCATACGACTATGCTACTAATAAAACAAAGTTTAGAAAAGAGGTTTTAAAGGAGGTTGATCCAGATAACTATGTTAGTCGGAAATCTGATTGTATGGAAGATTTTCAATGTGGTGCAGAATGGCACGCAAAGCAATCCCCGTGGATAAGCACGAAAGAGCGGTTGCCTGAAGATACAAACGAAAAATTAGTAATGCTTGTAGATGGAACAATAAGAATAGCGCATTATGATGAAGATTACAACGAAGATATGGAATATCACTTTTGGTATGACTGCGCTGCAAGTGAGAGTTATCATAGAGATGATGTAATCT